CGTGTGGTTCCCATATTTTTTGCTTTCAATTATAAATTCTTTTGTCATTTTATTATCCTAATAATCTAAAGTTGTAATACATTGATCTGGTTGAAAAGCCCCATTGATCATTATAGTCAAGCTTACCCATGTACGGGCGATTTAAGTGGATGGTGTCTTTCTCTTTGACACCCCAGCACTTGATGCTTGTTATCGCTGACGTTGTATCAATCACTCTTACGATCCAATATGACTTTCCATTCTTTGTTTTCTTCTTGATTACTTCTCTCGGAATAAACCATGCTACTCCCAAATCATTGTCCCATTCTCCAATGGGCGGGACACAATAATCATTTAACTTAGATTGTACCTCTTTATCTACCACCATGTCAATAGGAAAGATGCCCGTTAGTGAAGAAAAGTATTCAATCTTCTCCTCATCGGTGAAGTCACCCTCGGGGGCATACATATCTATATTCTCGTGGAACTTCTTCAAGTTCTTTGGCCTGTCGATTGCAAGGGCCGACCAGAAGTGCTTGCCTCCAGTAAACCTGTCATCTATTAAGCAATCCATTGCTCCGGAGCGGCACAGGACATCTAGGGCCTTCTTGTTTAACTTCGAGTATACAATATCCTCACTAAAGAGAAAGCTCTCCGCATCTTTAAATGGCCGGTTTGCCAGGATTTGAGCGGTAGCTGCATCGCCCAGCCCCTTAATTGATGTAAGTGGCTGGATGAGTGTAGTGCCGTCCTCACTAATCTCCCACTTAACTCCAGAGGTATTAATGTCTAACGCTCTGATATCGAAGCCTGCTTGCTTGGCAATACTGATTGCTTCCTCTTTTCTTCCCTCTGGCTCTTTGTCTAGAAAAGCTGCCATCCACTCTGCGGGATAATAGTTAAGCAGCCATGCGCACTGAAAACTGAGTATGCTATAAGAAACAGCGTGTGACTTATTAAATCCATAACCAGAGAAATATTCGAAATTTTGCCATAGTTGTCTTGCCGACGTTTCATCAATTCCTTTCTCCTTGCAGCCTTGAGTAAATTTCGTTTCAATCTTCTTTTTATCTCGGGCACCTTTTCCAGTGCCCTTCTTTGTAAGCAGCTTGCGGAGCAGATTCGCCTCGTCCAGCGAGATGCCTTTGCCAAGCTTGTGGGCTAGCAATGCGATCTGCTCCTGGAAAATCAAGAATCCGTATGTCTCCTTTGTCACCGACTCCACAATGGGATGCAGGTAATGTATATCTTCTGGATTATTCTTTGCTTTAACATAAGATTTATCTACTTTAGCACCCAATGGGCCGGGGCGATAAATACTAGTGATAGCGGACAGGTCGATGATATTATCTGGCTGGGCGCGTCTGCAGAAGTTCTGCGCGCCCTTCTGAGTAAACTGAAATATTCCTGCAAACTTTCCTGCTTGAAAGATATTCTTGTATACCTCTTTGTCATCCAGATCTAAAACTTCAGGGTGAAGCTTCTTATCATAGAACTTTCTAATCTGCTCGTAAGTGGGCTCTTCTACGTTGTAGTGTCTCTTGAGAATGTGCCCCACTGCACTCTCAATCATACGAAGTGTAGAGAGGCCGAGTACATCAAACTTAATGAAACCAAGAGGTTCAAGATGGCGAACGTTTTGGCCCTCAGACCATGGTGTCTGTAGCACCCCTCCGCTTTGAATGAGAGGCATGTGGCGGTCTAGGTCCTCGCCAATCACTACACCTCCAGCATGCCTGCTAACTGCTCGCACTTGGCCATAGAGGGCTTCAACGTGTGTCTTGATATCTGGATACTTAACAAAGAACTCTCGTAGGCTTACAGAGTACTCTATCACCTCTTCGAAGGTCGGGATATATACGCCACTCTTGATGCCGTGCTTCTTCTTTGCTTCGGGAGTAGCTTCGTGGATCATCCTCGATGTTACGGAGTTCACTTCAGGAAAAGGCACCTCATAAAATTTAGAGATATCCTTGATCAGAGAGCGTAGCTGCAGAGTGTTGAAGTTAGAGATCGGTACAACGGTGGTCTCTCCCCACTCGTCCATGAGATACTCTTTAATCTCCATCGGCTCTGCGACATCAAAATCAATATCTGGATAATCTGTAGCATCCTTGCGCAAGAATCTCTCGAATAGTAGCCCATGCTTGATTGGATCTACCTGCGTAATCTTGAGTACGTAAGCCACAAGGGATCCGGCCGCAGAGCCGCGGCCCGGGCCTGTGAGCATCACTTCATTGGATTTGTCTGCCACCGCTTTCATTGTCAAGAAGTACTTGCTGAAGCCTCTATCCGCAATAACATCTAACTCAGTCTCTAATCTTGCAATGTAATCCTTCCTGTGAACTAAGCCTAAGTTCTTCATACCTTCAAAAGAAAACTTGCGCAATGCTTCGTCTGCAGTCGAATCTGGCGGTACAACAAACTCGGGAAGTCGTACCGTAGTGTCAGGTATAAAGTCATCTATAAGCTCGTGGGCGATCCAATAAGTGTTTGTGATAGAGTCCATAACCAGAGTTTCGTCATACTCTATACCAACTTCTGCAGAGTACTTTTCATAACTCTCCCACATCTGGTCGCCGTTCTTAGGGTACAGTTCATAGCCTATCTCATCAACGGAGATTGGTAGCTCATCTGTCATATAATCGGGCCGAGAAGAGGATCTGCCAATCCATCCGAGTCTCTTGTATAACTCTCTATACTTCCACGCGTCGGCGCTGGGATAGTGACTGTCTGCTGTAGAGATCAGTTTGATACCGAACTCTTCTTTCATCTGCACAATGTACTTGTTTAGTGTGTGTTGCTCTGGTACGTTATTCCACTGTAGCTCTCCGAACCATCTCTCTCCGAAAATAGAGATCATTCTTCTGGTAGTCTCTCGCATAGCATCGAGCACAGCCTCTTCACCTTGTTCGCGATTCTCCCAATAGTTACCGGCGTATACACCGCCAAGGCAAGCGGAGCTAGCAATAACGCCCTCGCTATACTTCTCCAGTAGCTCATAATCAACTCGTGGATATCTGTAATAGTTGTCACCCTGGTATGACTCTGAAACCATCTTGAAAATGTTATTGAGTCCCGTCTGGTTTTGAGCGAGTAGTACGAGATGTCGCCGGCGTTTAAGGATACCGGTATCTGCTGTCTTAGAGGCGCCTTCATTTTCAACGGACATCTTGCCGTCGTCCTTCTCCAAGCTTTTGGCTGCTTTTTTATCTGCCTTAGCCTTTTCATATGCCTCCTTCCAATCTTTTACGGAAGTTGTGAAATATGCCTCGATGCCGAAGATAGCTTTAAATTGCTTTCCTTCTTCTTTCATCTTCTTCAAATGAAGTAGTTGGTAAGAGAATCCATTCATGTTACCATGATCTGTTAGAGCGAGCGCATCGCATCCATTTTCATATGCGAAGTCCATGTGTTCTTGCGGATAGCCAAATCCGTCGAAAGGAGATCCGGCGACGCTGTGTGCGTGCAGTCCTACAAAGGGGATCTTACTCTTAACTCGCTCTGTCATATGTTCCTCCTACAAAAGCTATATATATAATACAACATCTATTTTGAAAAGTCAACAATATAATTAAAATCCCTGACAATTAGTAAACATAAATCCTACTGCAAATACGTAGAATATAATAATTCCTAACATCACAGCTTTCAAAGTAAATTCTTTATCGCTATAGTTCATTTCCTATTCCTCCCCATTCATGATATTTTAATATACTCTCCGATGGCCTTCTTATGTTCTCGGAGATCTCTTTTATATTATCGCAATAATCTTTCCAATTGTCAATCTTCCAGTAATCGTCTATATCAATAAATTCACAATCATCTGTATTTAACTCCTCAAATACCTCTGAAAGAGAAAAGTTGGTAGCGTCGTGCGTGCTATAAGATCTCGACTTGTTCCAAATCACTTTACTTAATTGTTTGCTCTCTTCAAAGGTATAGGTAAACCCAAGATAAGCGCCGTCTTTAATAGTTTTATTATTATGCCTAAGAACAATCTTTTGCTCTGAGGATAGCTTTTTTCTATTTTCCCTGAGAAAAGGAACTCTATAAACTCCGTAAGGAAAAGCAACGTAAAATCTATCCGGAGCTAGCCACTTACTCATGCCTCGCGAGATCTTCCAAGAGGTATATGAACCGTACAACACACTCCAGCCCAAGCTATCTCTCTTTCTCCTATCATTTGGATGAATGGGAACATAGAATATTGGTATTGGCCTTTGATTATCGGCTATATTTCTATCATGTGTCCTAAACGACCACACCGGGTCTTGTACATAATCACCCAGCCTGTGCCTTATTAGAGGCTGCATATCATCGTTACAGACAACCCATATCGTTTCGCAGCCGGCATATGCGCATTCAACCACGGCGCGCTCTACCGCCAAGTAGTCTTGTGCTATGGGCATCAGGCTATCCTGCCATGGCATATTGAAGTCTAAGGGCTGGCCAGCTACTGGAACTATCCCTGCCAAATGAAAATTAGACGGCATTCTGCTCCACCAATTCTTTAGCGCTCCTATTGTCGAAGATTATATTACCTTCGTCAACGTATCTCGAAGATTTCACTGCTCGGACCTCTCTCTCTGAAAGCTCCAGTTTAATTGGCAGATTTTTTCCTGCGCCGTTGCCGGTGCCTTTTATGCCGGCTTGCTTCATCAGAGATACTGTCTTTATCCTGGCTATGGTATCAGAGTAATCAAAATCGTTTAGCTGCTGCTCACTCATAAATGATTCAGCTACTAAATCTTTCTTATCTTTATTGCCATCTATTCTTTTAGAAATGTAAAAATATATCTTATTGCAAAATTCTTCACCGCTCGTGATCAAATTATGATCATGTTTCATCCCCGACCTTACATTAAACCAGTCTAGCACCCTATAGCGCTCCACCCTCGTTTCCTCATCAAAAGAAACTCCCGAAACATTCGTGATGTCAAATAACCTCAATTTATCAAATGTACATTTAGATATATAACCATTCTTTGTAATAACATTCAGCCTGTTTTCTTCTGGTATTATTCTTATGCTCTCAGCTAATCCAGAGTAGGGAGCATGCCCACCACAAACTAGTTGGTATACAAGGTAATTAAAAACATCTAGAGACTTATCCTCTGGGGCTAATAGTTTGGTCCCCAGATCATAGCTAAACCCGATTTCGTCGAGAGGAAAAATAGTGTCCATAGAATTATCGATGAAAATACTATTCGTTTTGTACGCGTATAAGACAGCATTTATTCCACTCCCAATAACAACTTGTTCATAATGATAAGTATGCTCTCGCAAATTAACATCCCACAATCTCACAGTACTCTTTTATGTTTCTGTGCCATTTCTTTAATAATTTTAAGTGCTTGGGCCTCTCAAAGCATCTCCCACCTTTTTTAGGCTTTCTAATAGCATGGACCCAGGCGGCGACCCACAGTCTATGATCGCTTTTAAATCTACAAGTCTTCTTAACCTTTGGTATTTTCTTAACTATATGGTCCATCCACGCTCTTGCAGCCTGCTCCGGGTCTCTGCGGTCGATACCATATCCGTATTTTGAATCCTCCCACCAGGGCCACATTTGAAGTATGCCCACTGCCAAAGCGCGCCCTTTCTTGCTGAACTTTCTATCGCCTAAAGCATTGTGATTATATCCAGATTCATAGCATGCCGCAGCAAGAAGCATACCCCTCAAAGAACATGGTAAATCATACTCCGATTCGATAGATATAAGAAGCCTTATTGTATCAATATTTGATTCTTTTGCCCCTTTGGCGTTTGGACAATTATACAGGGCTTCATCAAAAATTAAATCATATGTGTCTTCCCTGTCACAATGATCACCAAAGTGGCAAGAGACTCCTATTAGGGATGCTAATAAAAATGCAACCACTAATCTTCTTCATCTTCCAACACACACAAAACATAATTCTCTTTTAATAAAAAGTGACTTTCGCCATGGGCCGGAACCTCTTGCAACATAGAATTCTCATAAACAATCTCATCCCCAGCAGAGATATCTAATTCGCAGTCATCAGAAGTATCGAGAACAAAGCCTAGGCCATATTGACTTTTTGGTTTATAATCCTCCGGCACCAATATTGTTTTATTGTCTGCCGCTTCTTTCTCCTCTGTAGGCTCAATCAAGATCATTTTATTAACTGGAAAAACATTCATAGCTGACTCCTATTTGCCTAATGACTTGGATAGTTTTTCATATATCTCACTGAATATATCATAATCATCATCTGATTTTAACATGCGATAAGCTTTTACTGCAAATCTCACTTCTTCTTTAGATAAGAACCCGTTCTCAATATAGTTTTTTCTCAGATCCTTTCGGTGTTCCTTAAACGGCTCCATGGCCGTCTCATTGGCATCAAATGATTTGATGAATTCTACTACATATTCTTGCTTAGTTTTTTCAGTGGTTGACATATCGCCTCCTTTTATCCACACTTTGCAAATCCGCAACTTGTACATGTAACGCATCCGTCGACGTATACTAGGCCTTCTTCAGAACAATCTGGACAAGTCCTATCCGTGGCTACTGATCCGTCTTTAATGTATTTCTTTAGCACTCTTGCAACAACCTTCGAAAAGCTGAACATATCGCTATCGCGATCCTTTCTCAACTGTTCAACTACATATTGTACACCAGAACCGTGTCGTAATGCAAGAGAAATCATCCTAGTGAATACAGAATAATTTGGATTATCAAAAACTTTTACAATGTTCTTGATAATAACTTCATCACCGTTGTCTCCAAATTTCAAGTCGTATACACTGTTTGTGCTCTTTCTTGGGTGCTTTACTATTATTCCATTTTCATACTTTTTTGGTATCTCAATAAAAGTAGATAACCCACCAATAATTTCATACGGCATACCTTCCAAAAGGCCTACTAGAATAGTCCATTCCTCTCCCTTGATTGTGGGCCGGTGTATTTCGCAATCCAACTCGATCGGGCGCTTTGGAGCGTTGTTCTGAGGGAAGTCATCTTTTGCCTCGTTCTCCGATAACAGTACACCAGTTCTGGAGCCATCTACATAAACTGTTATGCCCTTCAGACCTTTCTGCCATCCCTTGAAGTATAGGTCGCCAACAACAGACGGTTTAGTCCCCTTCGGCAAGTTAATGGTAGACGAAATGGAATGGTCGATATGCCGCTGAATAGTAGCTTGAATATCTATTCTACGAGACCAGTCAATGCTATCACTCTCAACAAAAAAGCTTGGTAACTCTTCTGTCTCAAACTTTTCTAAGTATTCTTTTACGTTGTGGTGATAAACTGCAAATTCTTTCCACCGGTCTCCCAGGTCGTCTATAAAGTCTGGCTCGACATCAGACTCGTTGAAATCTAACTTTCTTCTCCTGATATAAGAATTCCTGAACACTGGCTCTAAGCCGGAGCTAGTTCTGCTAAGAATAGATACTGAGCCAGTGGGAGCGTTAGTTAATATAGATATATTTCTTCTTCCGAACTTTGAAATTCTATCCTGCAGTTCTTTTGGAAGGCTTTTAATGAACAAGTTATCTTTCTCTATATTCCAATCAAAATCCGGGAAAGAGCCTCGCTCTTTGGCCAAATTGACACTCTCTTCATAAGAAGATATCTTTAAAGTTTCATAAATCTTATCTATAATCTTAATAGCCTCTTCGGAATCATAAGCCAATCCCAAGCATGCTATAACATCAGCCAAACCATGCGTGCCTAATCCGGTTCTCCTTCCACGAAGACAGGTTTCATACAACTTCTCCCAAAGTTCTTTTTCTTCTTGCTGGTCTGCGACGGTCCTAATATTTTCTAGCTTCTCTAGCTCTAGCTCAACTAGATCATCAGACAAACGCATCGCTGCCGTCGTCACTTCTTTAAACTTTTTAAAATCAAATTTTGCGTTGTCTGCAAAGGGATTTTTAACAAAGTTTTTTAGATTAACAGATATTAGCCTGCAACTATCGTATGAAGACAGCGGCAACTCCGCGCACGGGTTTACGCATTCAGTCTTAAAGTTTTCGTATTCGTTCGCAGGAAGGTAATCACAAATATTATCCCACATTAGTAGTCCCGGCTCCGCTGTATTCGTTGCGGAAGTCACCATAAGATCCCACAGCTCCTTAGCCTTGATTGTTTTCTTAAATTTAGGTTCCTCAGAGTCTACTGGAAATCTTAATTCAAAGTCCTCTTCTGATTCAACAGCCGCCATGAACTCATCAGTTATCTTTACAGATACATTGGCGCCTGTAACTTTTGTTAGATCGTGCTTCATCGTAATAAACTGTTCCACATCAGGATGACGGACGTCCATGGAAATCATTAGTGCTCCTCGTCTGCCATTCTGACCTATCATGCGACAGACATATGAATACAGGTCAGAGAAACTCCACGCTCCGGAGGTAGTTCCGGCAGAATTATTTACAGGCATGCCGTCTGGTCTCAGTTGAGAGATATCTACGCCGACGCCACAGCGCCTCTTGAAAAGGTTTGCCAGATCCTTTGCAGTATTCATTATAGACGTTATATCATCTTTCGGGGGAGCAACGACAACACAATTAGATAATGAGATATTTACATGATCATTACCTATTCCCATCATGGGGGAACCTTGCGGAACAATGTGCTTAAAGTCCTTTAGATACTGATATATTTGTTCCTCGGATAACATGCCCGGGCCGTTGAACTTTTGTTCAACTCTCGCGAATTCGGACGCAAGTCTTCTGTGCATGTCATCTGGAGTTTTTTCCAGCATAGTGCCGGAATTATCCTTAAGGCAATATTTTGTCATCCAGACGTTGGTAGCTAGCTCATCTCCACCAAAATACTCTAGCGTTTCTTTTTCAACATCAGTATCTTTATTCATGCTATCTTCTCCTTAAGTCCTAAATTTCTTATATTTTTCTTTCAAAGTTGTGTGCTGTCTTTTGGCGGCGTTTTCTTCTATTTCTCTTGGTGATTCAGTTGACTGTTCGAGCACCTTAATAGTAACATTCGATGTATCCATAAAAATGGGGAATACCATTCCATCCGGACCATTCCTATTTTTTGCAATGAACATTCTTCCTGTATTCGTGTTCTTGTCTTCAATTGTTCTGGATATAGAAAAAATAAAATCTGCCACGAAACATTTATTGAAAGCCTCTGATATGGATTCCATAGTAATCACCTCTGCGTTTAATCCACTTCTGTTCGTCTGAGAAGCTGTCCAAATGGGGCAACCATGCTGTTGTGCTAGGGCCCTTAACTCTTCATAAATAGACTCTAGTTCATTTCTTTTTTCTTTAAAAGCCGAAGATGGTCTAAGTAAATCTGCGTAGTCAACTATTATTAAATCAACCTTATGATCCAGTTTGTTTAATTTTTCTAAAGACTTAGCAATATTTTTTGGACTCGCGGTCTTAGTTGGATATTCCTTAATAAAAAGTTCTCCTGGTACATCTAAACATGACTCCTCTACCATATCCTTCATATCGTGGAGATCGTTTAAGGGGACGCTGCTTAGGCAGCTATCATACCTCAATCCAATAACTTTTTCTGAAAGCTCTAGAGTGTAGTGTACTACATTTTTACCGGCGCGGAGCGCCGCGGTTCCTAGGTGGACTAGAGCCATGCTCTTACCGGAGCCCGTGGCTGCGATGCAGACACCTAACTCCCCTATGCCTAGCCCATTTTTACAAATTTTGTCAATGTGTTTCCAATCCGTCGCGACTGGATTCCTTGCTGTAATTTCATATCTAGACTCAAAATCTTTTTTGTAGTCATGTCCGTGATCAGCGTCGACGCCTAATTTTAAAGCGTCGTCTATTAGACTCTTAATTTCGTCATACGATGAATTCTGCAAAAGGTTGACAGACTTTAGTATGGCTTCCTTCAACTTCTGCTTTTTACAGAAATCTAGGGATGTCTCTTTGACGTACTCAATCCCCTCGATGTCCTTGGAGGAATATCTAACAAAGAAATCTCTAATTTGTTTCTGTATTGCCTCGTTCTCGTCGTCTAAGCTAGACTTGAGAAGGGATGACATTATATCTTTAGACGGTTGAGTTTTATATCTCGTTTTATAATCCATCACGAGAGAGGTGAAGACTCTTAAGTATTTTAGCTCAAAAAATTCAACGTCAAGCACCTCTTCTAGTTGATCGGAGAACGGCCGATCTTCCAAAAATAAGTATGCTAAAGATTCTTGAAAGGATTTTCCATATTTTGAAAAATCAGCCTCTTGCATTTTCACTCCGGTTAGTTCTTAATGTATATAATACATAATTTAGCGTCAATTGTCAATAGATATTTTGTTCAATTTTTGCGACAACTCGCTCCAATTGAACTCTCCGAATCCGTCTTGAATCATGAGCTTTAATATCTCTGTCTTGTTAAAAGAGTTGTCAGCTTCCAAAACTATAGTCTTAATGCTTCTTTTCGTGTTCGCGCTAAGAGAGGGCGTATATAGTTGCATCATCTTATAATTTAATTTTAGAACATCTTCATTCTCAAGGATCCTTTCGTATATTTTCACCTTAGAATCTAAGTTTTTCTTACAATAGTCTACAATATCCTTTAAAGTATAGTGCTTCTCTTCTTTTAAAAAGGGAAATCTATTTTTAACCGTTGTCAGGCCAGCGCCTGGAATACCGGGAAGGTTATCACTCTTGTCCCCGGCGATCGCTCTCGCTATAGCAAAATTATTAGGATGTATTTCAAACTTCTCTAAAACTGCTAATTTATTCAAAAACTCCTTTTGTACGGGTCGGTGTAAGATAGTATTCTCATCTAAAAGTTGAAAGAAGTCTTTATCGCTGGATATGATCACTTTCTGCCAATCTTTATATTGGGGCATTGCTTTAATGAAGGCAATAAGATCGTCTGCCTCAATATCCTCGTACATTAATTGAGCGATCGGCATGCTATTGATGTATTCTATTAATCTGCCTTGCTGCCAGAACTTATTCTCCATCTCTTCGTTCTCTGATAATGTACGTACAGATCTATTAAGTCGAATTGGCTTGCGGCCGGCCTTGTAGTCCTTCTTCAGAGATCTTCTCTTACGAGACCCTCCTGCTCCGTCCCAGCACACCACTACCTTATCCGGGTTTGATTCACGTATAAGTTTCTGTAGTATCTTAATTGTGCCTTTCAAACCTCCGATAGGAGCGCCGTTGGTTGACAGGGAGGGATCTACAATATATGCTCTATAGAACATGTTTAACATGTCTATGATCAAAAGTCTTTTAGAAGACATTAAAATTCCTTATTAATTATCGATTATTTGAACGTGTTTTATTCTAAATGAAAATACGCCGTCTAAGGCCTGCGCTGCTGCAGTAATTCGCTTCATTTCTTCTTTTACCGAAGGCGAAGTCAATAAAAATTTAATATTTAATTTAGATAAATCCACATATTTTGATAGCTGCTTGCTTGGCTCTGGAAGATTCACAATCGTAATATCACAAACTGCTCTTAATTTATCCAGAATGTCCGTTAGATTTTGGGTTCTGTCCGACCTCATGACCACATCAGCGCCGTAAATATTTCCGGTCTGAGTGGCTAAGGCTTCATCCAAAAGCTCATTTATTTGTTGGCTAAACATAGAATTTAACTCCTATGTTATAAATAGTTAGATTATTCTTCTATCTCATAGAAATCAGCAGCATTTCCAGTTTTCTCGTGGAATTTTAGAATTACTTCCTCATCCATGAGTTCTAACACTCTGTTTCTAAATTTCTCTTCTTCAAGTTTCTCGACCCACTTTGAGGCTTGGAACTTTTCTGTCGAACCATCTGAATACTCAAGAGTATACCAAGCTCCGCCGGATCTTATGTGTTCCGACCCTTTAATTGCTTCGAGCCAGCTCTCTTCGTCTTGAACTCCAACTTTGTCTCCCCAGAGAATTTTGAAGGTACACTGTCGGCCCTGGGTGCCAAAACGAGATTTCTCAAGCTTTGCTTTTACTTCAGAGCCGATCCTAAACCCTCTTTCGTCTTGTACAAAGGAGTTCTTTGCCTTCCTTCCAGTGAGCCAAATTCTAAGGCTATATGCGTAATGCATCGCTTTACCGCCCGGAGTGAAGTAGGGGGTGGTCATAGCTTCAGCTATATTGCTCGTAATATTCATTTTAAGCTGGTTTAACACCAGTAGGGTAGCCTGGGCATTAGCAATGGGTTGGACGAGCTTGGCCATGCCTTTAGACAGTATCCTAGGCTTGACTGCCATCGACGACAGGGGGTTAAAATCACCCTCCTGATCGGTAAGAGATGGTGTTAGTGCTAAACTGTCCCAAATGAACAACATTCTGTTCTCATTGTTCTCTAGCAAATCCTCTATCGTCTCTAAAACAAACTCAACACTATTGGCCTGTACATACAGTAAGCTTTCGATATCGCAACCCGCCTTTTCAAGAAAGGTTGGGTCAATAGCGGATTCACTATCAAAGTACACTACATCAATACCCATCTTTTGAGCACTTGCTGCTACTTGAGCAGCCAAAAAAGACTTGCCTGTAGATTCGAGGCCGGCAATTTCAGAAATTTTGCCAACTGGGATGCCGGCTAACTTTCCTCTGCAAACCATAGAGTTTAGCCATCGTGACCCAGTAGGAATCCAATCTTTTACCTCGGTAGGATTTTCCTCTCCCAGGTTGTGCGCGACATTGAGGCCAACCTTTTTATTAATAAGATTCCTCATCTCGGTGACACTAAGGCGCCCTGTCTTTATTTTTTTTGCTCTAGCCACAATGTGCTCCTATGTATAGAAAAGAGCGGCGCCTAAAAAATAAAGTTTCTATAGGGGGAAATAGAGTGTTTATTCTTAGACGCCGCCAGGGATCAGCCAAGAAGCTCTTCAAAAGCTTTATCAACTGAATTGGTACCACTCTCAGTGGCTTGAGTGCCAAACTTCTTACTTTCTGAGGACGTCTCTTCTGCGTCGGCCTCGTCATCAAGCATATATCCATCCAAAATAGTTTGAACTTCTGAAGTTGTCTTCTTATCAAAGAGAGTGGAAAAATCAGGTATATTATCCAAGTATTCCTTTACTACCTCACTATCTTCGTTCAACGCGGAAGAGCGTCGACGAGGAGTAATGTTAGTTTGCGGGAAAGCCTGCCCAGGGGCCTTACCATAAGTAATAACAAGGTCTGTACCAGCGTCAACCTCTGTAATATCTCCATAATCAGGATTTAGTACTAGATTGAGTAAGTCTGTGTAGACTGTCCGGCCGAAGCCCCATACCTGGACTCCGTTCTGCTCGTTGTCTCTGACAACAACTGGAGCGAAGAATCGTTGGCGAGCATTAAGGTTCTTGGCCATCTTTACGCTAGCCTCATCGCCATCGTTATAAAGATTGCGCACGAAGCTACAAACCGGGCAATCTTCGCCGTAGTTCTTCTTCGGGCACAGGAAACCGCCGTTCTCCCCTACAT